AAACTCAGCCTCGCCTACTATTGACTTACAATCCATGAAATCAAGGTACTGGTAGTTCAATAGCACTTCGTCAATGTCACTTGTTTCAATAATGTAAGTGAGTTTAAAGGTTACTTCGTATGTCTTGCTCATTTGTTTCTCCTGTCGTAGTTGGTAGTCGTAGTTAATCGGTTTGGTTTATTGGTGTCAAGCATTTGCCATGTGATTTTGGTCACAGTTGTGTCTTAATACAGTCAGGGTATGGATACTCGTGCGGTTCCATGTCCTCGCATGAACACCAGCCAAAGCGCTCGACTTGTGTGGCGTGGGTTAGTTCGGCTAACTCACTCCATGAAATTGAATCTCCATGGTGGCACTCACTCAATGGTCGCAAGCAATCTCCGCACATCATTCGCCTCCCTCCGTAATCTGGCAATCTCTAAAGCAATCCTCGCATGTGCCGTTCTCCTCGGTGTAATCATCTTGGTTATCACACTCGCACTCGTCACAATTACAGGCGTTCGGTGTTTCCTGTCTTAAGTCAGCAATGCCTTCGCTTAAATCAACCCAGATGCGGTGAACTTCAATGTCTAAATCTGAGCCTTGCTTGGCTAAAGCGTTGGCAATCTCTAATAAATCCTCAAGGTTGCCGTCAATGGTGTCGGCTTTGGCTGTAATCATTTATTCTTCTCCCATCTAATTAGGTCGCAGACTTTGCCATCTACTGTGATGTGGCAGTTGCCATAAACTCGGTGGTGCGTGGCGTAAAACTGTACGCCGTAGCCTGTAATTAGTAGCCCTGCCAGTATGAGCAAGGCTCGTGCTTGGCGTGCTCGCTTAGATAGTTTCATGTCTTAAGTCACTACCCTTCCAGCGTGTAGCATTTAGGGCAGAGGGTGAGTCCGTTATCCTCGCGCTGTTGATAGTTCTCTGTCCATTCTGAGCAACTTTCGCACATCTCGGCATCAACTTCCTCGCTGCTTGGGATGATTGAAAGTTGGGCGGTGAACTCTTGAAAGATTTCATCTGCTGACATTTCATCGGCAGAATAAAACTCGTAGTTGATACTCTCGAAACTTGGTTCGTGTAGTATCTCTATGCTGTACTTGTGTGCCATGTTCTGTTCTCCTGTCTAAGGTGGGCGGTGTGCCTTACCTTGTGCCTCAATGGTGCCATGAACACCGCGCCTTCTCAAGGATTGAGGCTGTGAGTTTGCTCACATCTGTATTAAGACACACTCACAATTCTTACCGATTGCTTAAGGCTCTCGGCTAACTTGCGAAACTCTGCGAACTTTTCTGCGCTGAGTGTGTTCTTAGATTCCAGACCGCTTGCGCTGTATAAATAGAATGTAATTTTCATGTCTTAAGCCACATCTTTCTCACGCTTTAGCGTAATTGGTAGGTGTTCGTCAAAATCTGAGAAATAAACCCAGCCCTTGCCCTCTTCGTAAAGGTAGGCGTACTCCTCGCCTGCGTTGAAATTGTCCAGCCAATCTTGAACACCTGTAAAAGTGCGGGCGCTCTCGCCTGTGCTGCCGTAGGCTCCCGCCTTGGTTTCTTCTAGCGTTTCCATAAGTGAGGAGAAACCGCCTAGCGCGATGAGTTCCTCTGCCTGTGCCTTGCTGTTGTAGTTGTCAATCAAGCCCAGCCCCACACCGCTTGGGTATCCATCCCAATGGCAATAAATTGCGCGTACTGTGTCGCCTTCTTTGATTCCGATTGTGCTTCGTGTTGCCATTCTTTTTTCTCCTGTCTTAATACCTAACGGGAACCATTCCCATTTGGTCTTGGTGTAAGTGAACCGCCTCGCGCTTTCCCTGTCAAGGATTTAGCGGTGTGATTCTGCTCACATCGTGCCCCCGTGAGTCGTGAACTCGCGCCGACTTATCGGGCGGGGGCTTTCTGTCTTAAGTCATGCCTCCTTGAAGATTTCCTCGCATTGGTTACATGTCACTCCAGATTCAAGGACACCGCGAGAAAGTCGGATTACATTCTCACATTCGCACATCGCCTTGATTAGGTTGGTGTTTCTGCCTTTCTTCTTAGCCTGCTCGCCACCAAGGGCGGTGATGTCAAAAGCATTTGAAAGGATGGTGAGGGCTTTCTTCCATCGCTTGGCGCCAAAGTCGGTAAGCGTGGTTGAGGCGTGTCCCTTGCCCTTAATCTCGTGAGTTTCTAGCCCTAGCGCCTCCGCTTGAGCCTTGAACTTAGCATTGTGATATTGGTTGCTTGAGCAATCTTCGATTCCATTCATGTGGTTGATTGAGTGAGCCACCTCATGAAGGAGGGTTGAGAGCAATTCTTCTGGTGTCGTGAAATGTTCAAGGTTAAAAGCAATCTCGTTAAAAGATTCCTCGCCTGCTTGCCAAGGGGTGTAAGGGGTGAAATGTCCCTTGGCGCCCTTGAGGTTGCGGGTCACTAGCAAAGTTGCGCGGGGTGCGCCTGTTTCTGTCTTAATAACCTCGTGAGCCTGCTCAAGCGCCTTGGTGAGCGTAGAAAGTGCCTCCGCCTTGCTTGCCTTGCCTTGTGTCTTAAGTGATGTTGTTGCGGTCATTTCTTCTTCTCCTGTCGTGTCTTAAGCCCTTGTGACTTAATGCCCTCAAGGTACAAGCGGGGCGGGCAGGCTGTCAATAGGACTTAAGGGGCAATTCGGACATTGTGAGGAACATCACATCGCCACGCTCACACGCTTAGCCGTCTCGCATAGTGAGACAGGCAAGCAAGCGCGCTCATGCTTCCCCGATTCCCCCCCCGCGATTAAGGGGCGCTTTCTTAGTAGTCGCCGCGTTAAGTGATAACCCGCAAAGCAAAGCAAGCAAGCAGGCAAGCAAAGCAGGGGAGCAAAGCAAAGAGCATTGTATTTAGGGGAGAGAACGCAAGTGAACGAACCCAGGGTTTTTAAATATGCGTGCGTATATGTATATATGTAGGTAGTCACATAAGTTTGATAGGGGAGGGTGGCTCTGACCAGGGCTTTTATACCAGTGGCATACCTAACAAAAAATATATTGAAATAAAGTGTCCAATTAGTGTCCTCTGGACACCTAATACATAGTGTAGGGCTTTAAAGTTTACGCCCTACTACTTAAGCATAAGGCAGCCCAGAGGCTGCCCCTACATTACGCCCTAACCTACGGCTTCCGCTAGGGCTACAGCCTACGGTTAGGAAAGGATAAACTGCGATTCTAACATAAAGCGGAATCGCTACTATGCCTATGGAAACAAAAAGAGTTAACTCGCAAACTAAAAATGCGGATGCTATAAAGAAGCAAATCATTGAATTCCTTATGGAGGGCTACTCTGTCCAGAAGGCTATGGATGCGGTCGGTCGGTCCGTCAAGACTTACGAATACTACCGTAAGACCGATGAGACCTTCCGAACCCAGATAGACAAGGTGCGGTCTATGACCGCCCGTGGCGAACTACAATCTGGAACCGTTGAGGTACCTCCGTTTCCTGAGTTCTCATCTAGGTACCTTGGGGTAGAAGTCTTTACCCATCAAAGACACTGGATAGATTTGCTGGAGGGTACACCCCCCTCCGATGTCCACCCTAGCATCATCTATGAGCCTGGGGATAAAGATTTAATTATTGTCAATACCCCACCTGAGCACGCTAAGTCTACGACCATCACGGTCAACTACGCGCTCTACCAGATTTGCCGTAACCCTAACATCCGTATCTTGGTGGTATCCAAGACTCAGGCTATGGCGCAAAAGTTCCTGCTCTCCATTAAGAACAGACTCACCCATCCTCGTTATCAGGACTTACATCTTGCCTTTGGACCTCCAGGCGGATTTGAAAAGAATTCTGATTCGTGGAAGCAGGACCTTATTTACCTATCGTCAGAGGCTCGTAACTCTGGTGAAAAGGACCCAACGGTACAAGCCATTGGTATCCGTGGACATATCTACGGTGCTCGTGCTGACCTAATTATCATGGATGATTGTGTTGACCATACCAACGCCCATGAATACGAGAAGCAGATTGACTGGATTCAATCCGAAGTTATGTCGCGTATTGACAATGACGGGGGTAAGTTACTTGTCGTTGGCACTCGCCTACGCCCAAGGGACTTGTATTCAGAATTGCGCGACCCTATGCGCTATCCAGATGAAACCTCACCCTGGACATATTTTGCACAACCTGCCGTCTTAGAATTTAAAGATGAGTACAAAGACTGGGTAACACTCTGGCCCAAGACTAATATGCCTCCCGTCTCAGGTAAGGGCATCCCCGATTCCGAGGGACTCTATACCAAATGGGATGGCGAGGCGCTTCACAAAAAGCGTGGTCGTATGTCACCGAACTTGTGGGCAATGGTTTACCAGCAGCAACAGGTGCACGAAGATTCTGCTTTCCCTGCTGCAGCAATTAAAGGTGTCATCAATGGCGCTCGTAACATTGGTTTGATTCCAAAGGGTAAGGCGGGCAACCGACATGAAGGCATGGATGGTCTGGTCATTGTGGCTGGACTGGACCCTGCTATGTCTGGTTACACCGCTGCTGTCTGTATTGCTTTAGACATCAATACACAGAAGCGCTACCTGTTAGATGTGTCGAATGTACCTGGTATGAAACCAGATGACATTAGAACTTTAATAAAAGACTGGACTGACAAGTACAAAATTTCTGAGTGGCGTGTAGAGAAAAATGCATTTCAAGCAATGTTAACTCAGGACCGTGAGGTACGGGAATACCTATCGGCTAGAGGTGCAACACTGCGTGAACACCATACAGGACAAAATAAATGGGACACGGACTTTGGTGTTGCATCTTTAACCACTTTATTCCATGGCTATGAAGAAGGTAGTAACTTAATTGAGTTCCCTTCTACTCATGCTTCCGAAGGACTTAAGGCTCTTATTGAGCAATTAGTTACTTGGTATCCAGATGCTCCTAAGTCACAAAAGACTGACTGCGTTATGGCTTTCTGGTTTACAGAACTAGCAGTGCGTGACCGTATCAATAGCGCAAATGTTTATGCTCGCAATCATAATCGCCAATCTATGTTCCATACGCGCTATGACAAATCTCAACAATCCGTAATTTCTTTATCCGACTTAATAACAATATAACAAAGGTAGGAGGTGAACATGGCGCTATCTATTGACGAAATCAAAGATACATACGACCGTTATCGCCGTATGTACGATGACCGTGACCAGAGAATGAATCAAGTTCTTTTGGTTCGTCAAGGCAAGATGCGTGATGTCTACCCAGATTTATTCCCCGATGGTCCTTTTGAAAATCCTATCGTTGCGAATATGGTGGATATTGCTGCCCGCGATTTATCAGAAACTATTGCGCCTTTGCCTGCGTTTAACTGTAACTCTACCTCTATGGTATCTGAGGCAGTACGCAGAAAGGCTGACAAGCGTGAAGAAATTGTTAACGGCATAGTTGACTTTTCTGATTTGCAATCACAGATGTTTGTGGCTGCAGACCGTTATGTTACCTACGGTTTCGTACCTGCTCAGGTTGAGATTGATTACGATGCCCAGATGCCACGCATCCGTTTCTTTGATTCACTAGGTTCATACCCAGTCATTGACCGCTTTGGTCGTTGCACAATGTTCTTCCAGCGTATCAATAAGCCAACTCAGGAACTGATGTCTCAGTATCCAGAGATTGCACATTTGATTTATGACAAGAATACGCAATCAACTATGTCTGAAATTGTGCGTTTTCACGATAAAGACCAGGATGTTTTATTCTTACCTCAACGCAGCAACTTAGTTCTTGACCGTGCTGTTAACCCAATGGGTGAATGTATGGTTCGTATTGTACGCCGACCATCTATTGATGACATGGCACGAGGACAATTTGATGATGTATTAGCAATTCAAGTTGCTAAGGCTCGTTACGCACTGCTTTCTTTGGAGGCAGCAACCAAATCAGTACAGGCACCTATCGCGATGCCTCAGGATGTACAGGAGTTAGCCCTTGGACCAGATGCAATTATGCGTTCCAGCAAGCCTAACGAAATTCGCAGAGTCCCGCTTGAACTACCTGCTAACACTTTCCAACAGCAGCATGTTCTTGAAAGCGAATTACGCCTAGGTTCACGCTATCCAGAATCTCGTACTGGTAATTCAGATGCTTCAATCATTACAGGTCGTGGTGTTCAAGCACTTATGGGTGGTTTTGATACACAAATTAAGACAGCGCACTCAATGTTTGCTCGCACATTTACAGAGTTAATGGCTTTAGCACTTAAGACAGATGAAAAGATTTTTGGTAACAAAGAAAAGACACTAGAAGGTATCTTCAACGGTACCCCGTACAACATTAAGTACAAGCCAAGTCGTGATATTGATGGCGACTACACCGTAGATGTGCAATACGGACTCATGGCAGGGCTAGACCCAAACCGCGCACTGGTATTCGGACTGCAGGCTCGTGGAGATAAGTTAATCTCACGCGATTTCCTACGCCGTCAAATGCCATTTAACTTCAACGCAACTCAAGAAGAAGAAAAAGTTGAAACAGAAGAACTACGCGATGCCATGAAACAGGCTATTGCCTCTTATGCACAAGCAATTCCAGCACTTGCCTCACAAGGACAAGACCCATCAGACATTTTGATGAAACTTTCTACAGTAATCAGCGAACGCCAAAAGGGAACA